ATTAGAACAGGTTTTTCAAGTTCACAATATGATAATGGTGTTATTGGAAATGGATCGACTAATTCAACAATTACGTTTAATGTTCCATTTAACGCCCCAAACAATCTCTTCTACCAATCAAATGTTAATACTGCTATGGGAAGTACAATTGTAATTGTTCCTAACGCATTCACCTGATAAATACGCAAAAAAGGCAAAATGGCTGCAATCATAACAGATCAACTTAGAATTTTAAACGCGAAAAATTTTGTATCTGCTGCAACGTCAGATATAAACTCATACTATGCTTTTGTGGGTTTGCCAAATTCTTCGGATTATGACACAAATTGGAATATATCACCCCCATCACCAAAAGATAGTTTTGAGCAAGAGAATGATTATTGGGATACTATGATTGCATTGAAAAAACTTAATGCAGGAGATATCAGGCAAGTCGTAAAGAAAAATCTTTGGACATCTGGAACCACTTATGACATGTATCGTCATGATATAAGTAGAACAAATACATCAAAACCATCAGAGGCAACTCATTTATATAATGCAAATTATTATGTAATAAACGAAGATTTTAGAGTATATATTTGTTTAAACAATGGTACTGATCCAGAAAATCCTGTTGGAAGACCTTCGTTGGATCAACCAACATTCACGGATTTAGAACCTAGGATATCCGGAGATAGTGGAGATGGGTATATATGGAAATATCTATATACGATTAAACCAAATGATATTGTAAAATTTGATTCCACAAACTTTATGCCTGTTCCTAAAGATTGGGAAACAAGTTCAGAAAACGCATCTATAAGAAATAATGCAAAAACTAGTGGACAACTTAAAATTGTAACAATTAAAAATAGAGGGGTTGGTCTCGGAACTGCTAATAGAACTTATACAAATGTTCCCATTAGGGGAGATGGATCTGGAGCAAACGCCACAATTGTAATTAATGGAGATTCTAAAGTTGAAAGTGTAACAATATCAAATGGCGGATCAAATTATACATACGGAACTGTTGATTTAGTTTCCGGTGGAGTTCCGTTAGGAACTACAACACCAATTTTTGATGTAATAATTCCACCTCAAGGTGGACATGGATACGATATATATCGAGAACTTGGTGCATATAATGTTTTATTATATTCAAGAATTGAAAACGACATACAAAATGCAGATTTCATTACAGGTAATCAAATCGCTAGAATAGGTATTGTTGAAAATCCAGAGACTTTTAATTCTGATACAACATTGACTCTAGATAAAGCAAGTGCAGTATATGCTATTAAATTAACTGGAGCAGGTTATAGTACAGCAGCGTTTGCGGCAGATTCTACTATAACACAAACAATCGGAATTGGATCAACTGCTGTGGGTAGAGTTGTTTCATACGACTCCACAACAGGAGTTTTAAAATATTGGCAGGATAAATCTTCCGTTGGATTTAACACAGATGGTTCTCAAAATTCCTCCCCAATTTATGGGTTTAATTTAAACAGATTTACTTCATCACCAAAAACTGGAGGATCTTTAATAGTAACCGGCGGAAGTGTAACTCTTGGGATTGAAACAACATTTAATGGTATCTCAACTTCGATAAATAATAAGACATATTACCTTGGACAAACTTTTTCTAATGGATTGTCTAACCCAGAGGTAAAAAAATATTCAGGAAACATAATTTATGTTGACAATAGACCACCAATAACTAGGTCTATTAACCAAAGGGAAGATATTAAAGTTATTTTGCAGTTTTAAAAAATCATGCCACAGGAAACTAATCTTAACGTATCTCCATATTTTGATGACTTTGATATAAGTAAAAATTATTTCAAAGTACTATTTAAACCAGGATATCCTGTACAAGCAAGAGAACTTACAACTTTGCAATCCATATTGCAAAATCAAATTGAGCAGTTTGGAAACCATACTTTTAAAGAAGGCTCTGTAGTCATTCCGGGTAATGTAATCTATAAAAATGACTTAAACTCAGTTATACTTGAAGATAATTATCAAGGCCTTCCATCTTCATACTACTTAAGTAGTATGCGCGGATTAAAGATAAGAGGGCAAATAAGTGGAGTTACTGCTATCCTTGATGAATTTTTAGTTGCAGGAAATGGTGTAGAAAAAACAACTTTATTCATAAAATACTTAAGTCCAGATGTTACAGATAATTCAGAAATTAGATTTTTAGATAGTGAGAATTTATTATTTGATGAGGATCTAATTGTAACTGACCCAAAAACTATAGATGACGACGATCCCAAAGAAATTGAAATTAAAAGGGGCGAAGGTTTTGCCACAACAGTATCTCAAAATTCGACCGCAATAGGATCTGCAGTTTATCTTGAAGAAGGAGTATATTTTATTAGAGGATTTTTTGTAAAAGTACCAACAAGTATTTTATATCTAGATCCATACTCAAATACACCAAGTGCAAAGGTTGGATTGAGAATATTTGAACATATTATAGATTCTTATGATGACGATACATTAAATGATAATGCTCAAGGATTTTCAAACTATGCAGCTCCTGGTGCTGATAGATTTAGTGTTTTTACAAAACTGGAGCAAGTTCCTTTAGATTCTACAGATTTAGATAATTTCGTAGCATTACTTGAAATTAAAGAAGGTAAACTTAGCAATATTACTAATAAACCACAATACAATATTCTTGCCCAAGAACTTGCAAGAAGAACATATGATGAATCTGGAGACTATTATACAAATGCTCCAATTGTTATTCCACAAGAAACTCTAAATGATCTAAAAGGAAATGATGGTATTTTTACAGAAAATCAATTAACATATGATAACAATCAACCAAGTGAAACTTTAGGAACATATAATATTTCACCACTCAAAGCCTATGTTAGAGGATTTGAAATTGAAACTATAAGTCCAACATTTTTTGATTTCCCAAAACCAAGGGCAACAAAAACTTTGGAAGATCAAAGTGTAAACTATTACACTGGTCCGGCTTTTACTTTGAACCGTGTTTATGGATCTCCCGTAATTGGTATTAATACTAATTACTATGTAAGTTTAAGAGATTCTAGAGTTGGATCATCCTCAACTATAGCACCTGGTAATGAGATAGGACTTGCTAGAGTTTATGATTTTGCATTAGAATCTGGTTCATATACTTTATCAAATCAAAATGAAAATCAGTGGGATATTTCTTTATATGATATCCAAACATACACAATAATAACTCTCAACGAAAATGTAACGTTAACTGTTCCAACCCACGTAAGAGGAAAAGCTAGTGGAGCAACTGGATTTTTAAGATATGCTGTCACTGGATCTAAAGAATTGGCAATATATGATGTAAAAGGTAGATTTTCTTTAGGTGAAAAACTAATCTTTGATGGAATAGAAAATACTAGAACTGTAAAGAAACTTCGTATTTATTCAACAGATGATGTAAAATCCCTGTATGGATCTTTGAATTCTTCGTATATTTTTTCAGCAGATACTGTTCAAAAACCAGCAACTTCATTAAGTCAAATTAGTATAAGTGGAGTATCTACGGCAGGAATATGTTCGGTAACGTCAACTGAAGAATTTTTTGTGGGGATAGCGACGGCAGGAAACTTGATTTCTTTTTCCAGACCGGGTCTCACAATCAACACGTATGCTAAAATCGAAACAGTATCGGAAAAAACATTAACTATTAGTGGAGTAACAACTGTTGCTGGCGTTTGTGACGGTGCTCTTCCAGCCAGCACTCTAAATCCAACAAATTTCACTATTTTAAAAACTCTTTTAAGACCATCGCAAGATAATACGTTATATACGCCGTTACCAAAGAAAAATGTTAAAGAAGTAAATTTATCAGAATCTAATCTATCAATAAGAAGGCAATTTGATGTCGTAATATCAGCAAACCAAATTTCTGAAGTTGTAGCAAATAGCGATGAAACTTTCTTACCGTTCGATGAAGAAAGATATGTTTTAATAAGACAAGATGGTGGCACAGAAATTCTAACTGATGAAAAATTTACTTTTAATAATGGATCTAGATCAATATCAATAAAAGGATTATCTGGAAGTGGAAATGCAAAATTAATTGCGACACTTAGAAAACTAAATGTAAAATCAAAAATAAAAAATAAAAATAAAGCAAAAGTAATTATAATTGATAAATCAAAATATGCGTCTTCGGGAATTGGTGGTACGACACTAAATGATGGACTTGTTTTTGGCAATTATCCGTATGGAACCAGAGTTCAAGATGAAGAAATTTGTCTATTGCAACCAGATGTAACAAAAGTACATGCAATTATCGAGTCTAATGATACAAACAATCCAGATCTACCTAGTATTATTTTAACAGGACTTAATGGTCCAACAAACAAAACGGGAGATCTTTTAATAGGGGAAGAGTTTGTAGGAGAACAAAGTAGAGCAGTCGGTATTTATGTCGAAAAACTCAATGATTTGAAAATTGGATTTGCTTACATAAATTCAAGCACTTTTATTGAAGGAGAAAAAATAACATTCAGAGAATCAAAAATAACTGCGTCAGTTTCGATATTGGATGTTGGTGATAGAAATATTAGTTCTCAATTTAGATTGGACCAAAATCAAAATTCTACAATCTATGATTATTCAAAACTAGTAAGAAATAGTAACTCAAAAGAACCTACTAAAAAAATAAAAGTTGTTTTTGAATCTGCTGAGTTTTCGACATCAGATACTGGAGATTTAACTACCGCAAGTTCATACAATCAATTCGATTATTGTGATATTGATACTATTGATGGTGTAACGAGATTGACAGATATTATTGACATTAGACCTAGAGTTTCTCCAATTTCACCTGCAGAAAATATTAGATCTCCATTTGAATTTTTAGCAAGAACGTTTGACAGACAGGGAAATTCCTCCCCAAATATATTAGCGTCCGACGAATCTATTCTTCTTTCATATTCTTTCTATCTTCCTAGAATTGATAAAATTCTTTTAAACAAGAATGGCCTTTTTCAATTAAAAGTTGGTATTGCGGGAGAAAATCCTCAACCACCTATTATAAACGAGGATGCACTTGAAGTTGCAACTGTTTTCCTACCACCATACTTATGCAATGTCAGAGATGCTGATGTTGAATTGAAAGAGCATAAAAGATATACAATGGCGGATATTGGGGAACTTGAAGATAGGATAGAGAAATTAGAATATTATACTTCATTATCAATGCTTGAAGTTGATGCTGCAAATATGTCAGTTGTAGATGAAAATGGAATAAACCGATTTAAATCTGGAATTTTTGTTGACAATTTTTCAACAACAATTTCTCAAGATAAATCAACAATTGTTAAAAATTGTATTGACGTTAAAAACTTAGAATTAAGACCAACACACTATACAACATCTTTAGATTTACTACTTGGCACTAATTCATTAATTGGAATTGGCGTTTCTGTAAATACAAGAACTGATGCCAGAACAGATACTTCACTGATTGGCACCAATGTAAAAAGAACCGGACAGGTTGTAACAATAAATTATGATGAAGTTAGTTATATAAACCAACCCTACTCAACTAGGGCTGTAAACGTAAATCCATACTCAGAAGATTTTTACACCGGAACAATTCAGCTATTCCCATCATCTGATATTTGGGTTGATCAGGTTAGATTGAGAGCAAATACTTTAGAAATAGAACAAGGTTTCATTGAAAGTGATGAGCAAACAGAAATAACTAGATCTGATCCACAAACAGGATTTGCTCCCGTCACTTGGAATCAGCATGAAACTTCTTGGTCACCACCAACAACTGCTCCGACGAAACCAAGACCACAAGAACCTAAAGTTTCCCAGAAGAAACCTCAACAACCAAATAACAATCCCACTAAGGTTAATAAAGTTCCACCAAAACAAACTAAACCACCTCAAATGGATAAAACTCCAGGAAAGGTCAAACAAAAAGGTTCTGTTGTTCCAAAGAAACCAACAAGTCCAGAATATTTGGTCAGAATTCATGGTGGATCCGGGGATGGAAACAAAGGTGTTCCCAAAACCATTAAAACTCCAGAGGGTAAAAAGGTTCCAATACCAGCGGCTGGTTTTTATAAACCAAAACAATTACCGGCAGATTTTCTTGCATATGGAACATATCAAATCAATGAGAAAATTTCTAAACACCTTGCATCAAGACCAGTTGGTGCGGTTGTAAATGGAAAACCAGTGACAAAGAATACTCCAAACATTTTACCAAAACCAACAAGTAAGAGTGCCGGAAATGCAGGGACAAAGAGTACTACTCCAAAACCAACTCCAGCATCAATGGGTGGAAGTATTGGT